TACAATGTGTCTTATTTCCCGACTTAGATTTAAAACAACCCTGTTCCAATTCTCTGTGTCTTTTATTGGTTCTACCCATGTTTGAAGATTTAAATAAAGTGATTTAAAGTTTATTGAGTCTACTGTGCCATATACGACTTTTGTAGACTTGAATCCTTGGATTTGCGAGGTTTTCCCCTTTTTCATTAATTTCCATATTTTTATAGTTTATTTTCCAAAAAAATAGGTATATTTGTTCCAATAGTCAAAATAAATTAAAATGGTAAGATATTTGTAATTATATGCTAATAATCAAAGTGGAAAAGGGTAATATCGAAAGAGCCCTAAAAATGTACAAAAGTAAGGTCATTAAAACAAGACAAATGTCTGAACTAAATAATCGTAAAACATTTGTTAAAGATTCTGTGAGAAATAGAGAGATGATGAAGAAAGCGAAATACGTTCAACAAAAGTTCAAGTCCAACAAAGATTAAAGAGTTTCCTTAAGATTCTTTAATTTAAAATAAGATAGTTTGTCGTATTTTTCTGATTCAACTTTTTCAATTGTTTCGGTAATTGTATTTAATGTACCAATATCAGAACCCTCTTGTAGGGTTTTTAGTTTTACAATTACCTCACCTTTAATTGTCTCAAAATTTTCTTTTAAGACTGAATCATCTGTAGATAAAAATTTCATTAAATCTTTCTTTTCAGATTCATTTAATCCATTGATATAACTTGAAATTGTTTTATTAGCGACACTCACCATTGTGGATAGTGGTAATTTTATAATTTCTTGACTAATTGGTTTGGGAACCATTAAAGATTCTTTGATTAATTTTTTACTTTTGATTTTAGACTCAATAGTTAATACGTCAGTTGAAAATAATCCATCGACAGTTTCGTATAGGTTGTCTGATTTAACATTACCAACCCAAGTCTTTAGATTATTTAACTCAGAAGATTTAATTTTGTTAATGGTGTTTTCATACATAGTGATACATTCATGAATATAATCATTAACTGTATTTTCGTTTAACCCCTTCTTAGAACTTAATTCATCGTATAGATAAAATATCTTACTGATATTCTTATTTTCCAATACCAATTTTTTAAAATTCTTTAATTCATCTTTAAAAGTATCGTTAGAATATGATTCTAATAAAACTTTTTCTATCTTAGATTTTAATATACCAAACTTAATCATTTTCGTTTTTTTATTATAAATATCAATCTTTTAGAAGTTTACTCAGTTGAGCCTCCATTTCTCCTAAAGAATTTTTTCCTTTGGATAAATCAATATACGAGTCTTCGTCCGTTAATGAGTTTGATTCTAATAGAATTTTTAAGTTATCTCTTTTAAATGATTCAGGAGTTACTCCTGCATCTCCACCTGGTTCAGGTCCTGAGGGTGGTGGCGGTGGCGGTGGCATTGACCCTCCTCCTTCGTCACCTCCAGGAGGTGGTGGTGGAGCTCCTCCCGCGTTTGCAGTTGAGCCTGATTTGTTACCATATAATTTATCAACATTGTCAAAGATACCTGAATGAGTGATGATTGTTGCGGTGTTTGTTAACTCGGCACCAACCGCTTTCTCAATACGTTGTTGTTGTAAATCAAGTTTAATTTCTTCATCAGAAAATCCTAATACATGTTTTTTGGCCCATGATACTGATACAGGTGCAATACCTTCGATAGCGGTCACCGCATCTTTGTAAAGTAAAATCTTTTCTTTCCACAAATCAACTTTTAATAAGTCTGCTTGAGATGACGGGTTTGTTAAACCTAATGTAAAGTTTGATAACTCGTCCTCAAACCCTAATAGGAATAAGTGAATGATTGCGATTTTATTCATTTCAGCAATCATACATTTTTGTATTCTATTAATAGTTCTTGCAAAACGAATATCCATTAACGATAAGTTTTTACCATCACCAACAATTTCCTCAAATCCTAAAAATGCTTTAGGAACACGTAGTGCGGTTAATAATTTCTTTTGGATGTACTCAATATCGGCAATTTCCGATAAGTTCTGAGCTCCTGGTAAAGTATCGATTGGGTTTGGTGCCGCGGCATCTCTTACAGGAATAAAGTAATCTTGGTCAACCGCCATTTGGTTGAATCGTAAATCAACATTTCCTGTATTTTTATCAACAACTTGGTCTCTTTTAAATTTGTTTGCGACACGTTGTACATATGCCTCAACGTCTTTATCGTCCATGTTACCAACAAATACTTTGAATACTCTTCTTTCAGGGGCTCTTGATGTTCTATAAATTAACATCGCATCTTCAGATAACAATAATTGTTTCCAAATACGTCTTGCCTTTTCTAACATTGAAGTACCGTAGGGAAGTTTTCTATCGTCACCTAATAATCTAAAGTGAGCAATCTCCCATGAATTAAATTCCATTGCTTTGGCTTTCCAATTAAATCTTAAACCTTTGTTTTCAATAGGTTCATCAATATTTTGTTTTGCTGCTTGAGCTGGCATACCCCTTTCCAAACGTTCAATTTCTATGTTTGGAAGTTGCATACAACCAACAATACCTTTATCAGAATCTAATTTTAAATAAACAAAATTGTCTCCGTACTTACAAGTATTTCTTACCCACATAGGTAAGTTTGTATTAATATCCATAACATTATTAAACAAATCGGCTAGTATTGATTTGATTCTTTTTGATTCGGAATAGATTTGTAACATATATCCGTTCTCATCAACCGTTGTTGATTCTTCACCATAAATGTCTAACGCTGCGGAAATTTCTGGTGTATATTCCATACTTTCGTAATCATAAAACGACGCCAATCTTGTTGGTTCATAATAAACCGATTGGGTATACATGTTACTTTCAATCTTTGTCCATTGATTGGATAAATAATAAGTTTGTTGAGCTTGTAATAATTCTTTATCGTATTCTTGTTTAGAAGTAGTCTTTAATAAGTCTTTTCTATCGAACTTATATGTTGGGTAATCTTGGTTTAACAAGGCGTTAGGCCCAAATGCGTGAGATAACCTCTGCCATACTGTTAAATTACCGTTATTATTATTTTCCATATTCTAAATTTAATTCTTATTAGGGATAACTAAATAGTTATGAATTCCATTTGTTTTTGATATTATTATTTGCGTTGTTGTCAGAACCTCCCTGTCGATTAATTTTGTTATCTCCACCAGGTTTTACTGAACTTATGCCTTGACCAGGAACATTCAATTTACTTCCATTGAGTTTTCTACCTGATTTTTTTCTTCCTACCAATCCCATTGTTTTGTTTTATTATAAATATTAACGACCACCAAATAACCAACCGTATTTCGCATATTCCTCACGACCAACATTGGTATTTGAGAATTGGTTAATTCTGTCTCCACCATAAGGTATTACAGGATTGAATTCAATTTGTTTACTAGCCGATTGGTTATTATTAACCGACCAAGAGTCTAACATTGCTTTAGTATGTTCAGTTACTTTAGTTAAATTACTAAAAGATGATTCGGCAACATATGTCGCCATAGCAACAGACATAATTAAATCATCATGGTGACCTTTTTGATGGTCAGGTCTACCACTGATATAAATAAACGTATTCATTTCATTATAGAGTCTTGCACTATAGATTTTAAAATCATGTCTCATAACCTCTTCAAAAGATGCAATGATTTGAACTCTCTTATTATTAAAATTTATTCCAGGAATTTTTTCTAACGCTTTAGGGTCGTATTTCCATTTGTTTGCACTATCAACACCGTCAACATAAAGATTCTTGTAACCCATTTCCTGCATTTTTCTTGCGGTTGAAACTCCCATTCCACCTGTAATATCTATCACAACAAAACAAGAATACATATTAGCCCACTTGTAAGAAATCTCGGCCATAGTGTCAGGAGGTAATTTACCGACATATTCTGCAACTTGTTCTCTTGTATCAAAATCAATTATTTGGAATGAACTAAAATCCTCACTGTCCCCGCGACTGACATCGACACCCATAACATACTTGTGACCAATAACAGGTTCTTTCCATATCCATAAAGCATTTCCCATCATTTTTGTTTGGGGTTCAGTTATCATATTTTCACGAATCTTTTGTAATAATACCGAATCAAATACGTTATCACCTGACCCCAAAAAATTACACTCCAACTCTTGTGACACTTTTCTTTTATCGTATTTAAGTTTTTTAACCATCCCCTCAAACCAAGAAGAACAAGGTTTATAACCATCGTCCATAATTTCTCTAAGTTTTGTATAATCTCTATCCTCAAATAAAACATCTCCCCAACTTATAATATTATCTTTATCGTATTCTTCTTTGTTTAATAAATAATGAATAACATTATCTGTCTTAACAAGATATAAATCTTTAGTATATCTTGGGTCTCTATACCAAAACATTTCAGTGATTTTAAAATCGTTCATATTTCTTAATGCTTGGTCATATATTTCGTAATAGATTGCGTCATAACCATTCGGTGTTGAAACAACAATTACTTTACCCCCTGTAGATAAAGACGCCATACAAGCGGACCAAAAATCACTGTCGGCCTCAATAAAGGCCGCCTCATCAAATATTAATATTGTTGGTGTAAAACCACGTAAAGCATCCTTTGAGGTTGCCACCGCTTTAACTTCACATCCGTTAGTTAGTTTATAATGTTTTTGAGAATTTTTATCAACTGAGAACCCAGCATTAGTCCATGATGGCCATTGGTTAACAAATGCTTTAATTTTATTTGCCATCTCAAGTGAGGTATCCAACTTATTTGCAATAATTAGAATTTTCTCAGGTCTTTCTTTTTTAGCAAAAACTAATTTTTTTGATGCCCATCCTGCGGTTACTGTTGTAACCCCCGCCTGACGGTATTTTAATGCAATATTTTCATTATAGTTCTCATAATCCTCTAACAAAGAAATTTGGTCAGGGAATAATTCTAATGGGACATATTTTGATACTGTGTTATCGTAGGTTTGTAAGTATGTTCTTAACGCATAAGGTGTGTCCCTCATACATTTTACATACTCCATTAATAACTGTTCTTTTGTTAAAGTCATAAAACTATTTTTATATAAATATCAAAACCCCCATTTAAATTAATAAATGAGGGCTTATATAAATTTAATCTTTATTTTAGAAACCTAAAGAAGATAAATCAATGTCATCATCGTCATCATCGTCATTAGACATACTATCTTCGTAATCTTGTTTCTTTAAATCCTTAACAATTTCGTCAACCATTCTTTGGATAAATTGAGTTCCTTGTGGGTCACCATTTAAAATCAATTTTGCAACTCTAAAAAATTCTTTAGCCTCCAATTTAGAAAATCTCATGAAAAGATAATGTTGGATATGTTTCATATCGTCTTCGAATAATTCCGATGGATATGTTGCAACAAATTTTTCCCAAAATACAGGACCTAATCTTGAATCCCAAATCTCGGCAGGTAATGTGTCTTCAGCATTCATAACCAATTCTTGTTGTTTAGGGTCATCAGGTAAACCATGTGTACCAAATACCTCATAAACACCTTTTACTAATTCGTGAATAAGTAATGGGAATGTTGCGGCTCTTGCTTTAACTGTTGGTGGGTCAGTTTCTTCATCAACCTCACTTTGTCCCATTTGTCCGCCGCCGCTACCAGCCATTCCTTCCATATCAGGATATATCCAATACATATGTTCCATTAATGATTGTGTTACACCGTAAAGGTTTAACAATTGTGGGTCTAATCTATTTAATTCTTCACCAACTAAAACATACATATGACCACCTTTAAATGCCGCCCCTTGTATTAATGAGTTAATAAATCTTCTTTTTGCTTTTTCTAAATTGAATTGTTCGAACGCATCTGCGAAATTTAACAAATCTTCAGTGTGTTCTTCCGCCTCTTTAAATGCGTCTTCAACTTCTTCTTCTTCAGGTTCTTGAGGCTCTGTTCTCATACCTTCAGCTGCACTCATACCACCATGAACTAATTTGGCGTCAAACTGTAAAGCTCCTTTAGGAATCCCTAATTCTTTCTTAACCAAATCAATTGCTAAATTTTCAAGATACTCTTTGTTTTGACTTTCAATTCTTGAGATTTCTCGTAAACCTCCCATAGCCATACCCATAAGGTTCATTAAAGGATTTCTACCTTGTAATGGAGCGGTATTACCTAAATAACGTCTAACCTTGTCCACAGAGTCTTTAAATCGTTTTGATGAAACAACCTCAATAAAGTCTTTATCACCACCTGGCATCGCAGGATGTTCGTGATATGGAGTTTCTTTTGAAGTAATTTTTCTTTCAATTCCAGGTTCCATTCTTTCAGGTCCTTCGTAATCAATCGGAGCCTCTCTTAAACTTGATTTAATTTCAGTTAAAAGAGAACGTTCTCTATTTGTTAAACCTTCAGATAAAGATTTTTTCTCTAACTGTCTTTTAGTTCTTAATATTTTTTCCATTTTTAAATTCAGGCTCATATTATTTTAATTTAATTCCTATTGATTTAAATGACAACCAACTTGGCAATTCTCCTTTGGATGCCTTAGGTGCCTTAGCAGGACCTGGTTTAGGACTATAAGGTGTTCCAGGTTTAGTTGTTGGTTTCGTTATTGGTTCTTTGGTTTTTGGTTTTGAAGGGGCAACATCTTGTTCGTCAACTTCATGTTTGTGTGCCTTTGGGGCCTTTGCAGGACCTTCTTTTGGTTTATAAGGTGTGCCAGGTTTTTCCTTAGTTTTTTCTTTTTCCTTTTCCTTAGTTCTTTCTTTTTCCTTAGTTCCTTGTTCAGACACTAAAGATAAAAAATCTTTCTTAGACATTTTAGGTGTAATGTGTTTTTCGACTAATTTCATGATTTTTTTTTCAAGTTCACTTTCACCCATACTAACACTTGGTCTAATCTTGGGTATTTCAAGTTCCATTTTTTTATTCCATCCTTTACCAACCATATCCATATAACTCTCCTTAGTTTCTTTTTTCTTTTCAGGTAATTTTTTAAAATTTGTTTTTTCTGCAAATTCTTCAGCCATTTTACACCATTTTTTTTGTTCTTTGGTTTTACCATCACCACATTTTGCGAAGAAATACTTTTGTTGTTTTTTTGATTCGAATTTTTCTTGGAGTTCTTTATCTTCAAACATTCCCATCCCATCAACACTTGCGTCAGGGTCGTTAACAACATTTAATGTCGAATCTTCTTCCATAGGTGTTGCGGTTACTGAATTATCACTAGGATTTTTCTTAATTGCGTAACCTTTATCACTTGGCGGTAATGCCCCCCCTTTATCACCAACTTTATAAGATGGTTTTGCCGGTAATGGTGTTACTTGTTCAGATAGTCTACTATGTAAAGCATTTATTTGTCCCTCATTCAAATCAGAAAGAAGGTTTCCACTAAATCCGTGGTTAATTAATTGAAGTATTTTTCTATTACTAATTTTCATAAACTACTTTTTTTTCAAATTCAAGGACTATGTCCCTTTCATACAATTTATTTTTAACCGATTCCTCAGTTTCTCCGAATCTAAACACTAATCTTTTGTTTACCTCAAAATTAGTACTTTCGGTTTCGTTCTCCCAAGATAAGGCAATAACTCCATCAATTGCGTCTATCATTGAAAAATAATCAGAATTTTGTATTACAGATAAAGTTATTTCATCGTTCTTCAAAACTCCAACTTTACTTATGTGTTCCAAATCAGGTGGTGATGGGTATCCGTTAGACGGTTTAGACTCCCAAGAATCTCCCCAAATACTTTCCAATCCTATAGAGAAGATAAATTCGTAAATATTATCTCCTTTATAGTTTGGCCCTAATTCGTTTACATAAATTAAATAACTCATAGAATACTACCTTTAGGTGTAACTCTAAGTGTTTTATTATTATATTCAAATACTAAGTTACTATTTTTATTCTTACCTAAAAGTTTTGCTTTTGGATATTTTGTAATAATTTTAGTTGATGAAATTTCTTGTGAAACACTTTCAGATAAACTTTTAATTCTCTGAACTATTTTTTTGTTTTTGTCTGACTCAGTTATTTGTTTTTTCTTTTTTTCTTCAGTTAAAACTTTTTCTCTTTCGTCAATTTTAAAATATTTTTTTAAGATGTTATCAACTTTAGATTCTGAGAACATTCCCTCAATCATGTCTTCCATGTGAATTGCGTGTTCGTCAGTTATTCTATGGTCGTTAATTTTTCTAGGTCCTCTTGGTCTGTGTCTTGGGTATTCCTTAACATCGTCATCAATATCATGTTGTTCTTCCATATCAAATAGGTCTTCAACAAACGATTTAGGGTCTTTAATTTCAATGTCCTCATCATCTTCCGCCATTTCTCCATCAGGTGATGCTGGTGGTTCGGTTTCCATTCCTTCTTCACCCATTCCTTCTTCACCCATTCCTTCTTCACCCATTCCTTCTTCTTCACCGTCAAATTTAGATATAATTTCTTCTTTGTCTTCTTCTTCTAACGAATTTAAATCAAGTGCTGATAAAACAGAATTAATCACGTATTTGGTATCGTTAGATGTCATTTTGTTTTCTTCATCAGATGAAAAAGCTCTTAATTTTTGAGCCAATTTACCTGTTAATTTTTGAATAGTTTTTAATGTAACAGGTTCGTCTTCTTGTCCTTCTTCATTACCCATATCATCTTCCATACCCATATCGTCTTCCATTCCCATATCATCTTCAGGTGAAGGTGAGGGAGCAGGTGCTGGTGCAGGTGCTGGTACAGGTGCGGGAGCAGGTGCTGGTGAGGGAGCAGGAACGTCTTGTTCATTAGTTGGTAGTTTTAAAGTATATCTTTGACTATTATCTTCATTTTCATTAAATAATGATAAATTTTTAGTATAACCTTCAGAAACATTAATTTCTTTAATAATTAAATTTAATCTTTTTAACGCTTGAGAGTATGATGAATAATATTTTCTATTTTTCATAGGGTCAAGATACTCTTGAGTCGACTCATTAATACCTTTTTTAATTACGTATCCGTTTTTTTCTTTAACGATATTATAGGTGTTGCCGTCAGACAATACTTTTTTAAATTCGTTAGATTTATCTTCATTAATAGGTTGAGGAATATTTTCATTATATCTTGATATCTCAATCATACGTTTAATCTTATCCATACCTTGTAGTTTTTCACTACCAATCGGTTTTAAATTTCCCATTTTGATGTTTTTTTTTTAAATTATTTTATATATAAATATATCGATTAACACAATTCGTACGTCATTAGTTTTAAAAATAAGGTTACGCATATATTTTAGGCGGTGTTACGTCATCTTTTGATAAAACTTTAGCGACTAAATCTCCTGTGCCCCAAGTTTTTAATGACTCACATTTACTTAATTTGTCTGAACCAATATCATTTTTTAACCCATTAGTTATACATGTATAATACGGTAACAATAATGTTTTAACGGTCGCCTCAATACCATAATTAGGTGTCGAATAATTTTTAACCCCTACTTTATTGTAATCTGACATTCCTGAATCTTTACTTAATTTAAATGTTGTATTAAATGGATTATTTGTTGCTTTGGCCCCTTCAGCTTTTCTCCAAGCGTAAAAGAATTTTAAATTTTCGTCAGTAATTGGAGCTCCAACCCCCGTTAAAATTTCGGTGTAAAAATCCTTATCGTTACCAACATTAATTTTATCGAAATCTGAGGTAGTTTGAATTTTACTTAAATCGGTATCTTTAAATCCTTTTTCGGTTAATAACTCAAACAATTTTGTTAAATCTTCTTCAGATAATTTACCATCGGAAGTCATACCATTATCGGATTCGAATGACCTAACCGCCATTTCAGTTTCAGGTCCAAATAAACCATCAACACCCCATTTAGGTAGTGAATAACCTAAAAACTGTAATGCAGTTTGTATCTTTTCAACATCCTTATCATAAGGAATTTTTGAGTTTGGTTTTTTTAAGTTCACAAATTCTTTTCCTGATTTTGAGATTGTATCTAAATCCGATAAAAATGTTTCCCCTGTTTCTTTTGATGGTGTTTGAGTACTCTCTTTTGAACCTGTAAATATTTTGTCGGAATTAACTAAAAGGTCTTTTAAATGATATCCTCTTGGTAATCCTATATGTACGTGAGTAGTGTCTTGATGGTCTAACCATTCCGAAATTGCTCCAATATAGTCACCAACTTTAACAACGTCCCCTTTTTGTAATTTAACATCTTTTAAATGTGTGTAAAAAATGTCAGGAAATTCCCCTGACCCTTTGATTGATACTTGAGTACCAAATATTTTACCTGAGTTTTTACCCGTATCTCTAATTTTACGAACAACTCCTTCAGTGTAAGAATTTACGACCGTTCCTGGAGGTGAAAATATATCCCAAGCATTATCGGACTCCCAATTACCAAGAGCTCTTCCTCCATGGTTTTTTGGCCCGTTTTCTAAATCAGTTTTAAAAGTTCCACCAATATTTGTTGTCGATTCTTTAATTGATAATTTTTTATCAGTGTACTCGTTTTCAAAATCAAATAATTTTTGGATATACCCGTTTCTTCTTAAAACTTTAAATACCAAATTTTCATCTGAATATTCTCCATCTTTTTCCAATCCACAAGTTCTATATTTCTTAATCTTATCTTTATATTTTTGAATTAAGTTTTTTGCGTCATCAAGAGGTTCATCCTGAGCGTTCTCAATTGCCCCATCAATAATCTCCATCCACTTGGTCGCCTTATTCTTAATTAAATTTGTGTCAATCTCAACATTTTCTTTTTTAGTTTTATTTGTCCACTCGTCATGTAATACAGAATAGACACCACTACTAAAATGTGCTTCAGATTCGTTTTGTACGTATAACTCCACCTCATAACCGTATATTGTTATGTTATGTTTATCATTATACATTGTTTTTTTTAGAGTGAATAACTCAGTATACAACGGTAATTGTGATTCTGGAAATTGATTGAAGTCAACTAAGATGTGTAAATCAATATCTGAAAAGGTCGACCAATTATAATTAGCCAAAGACCCCGTCATAATTATATCCGACACAACAACATCAACTTTAAGGAATTCTATGAACTCATAAGCAATGTCAAGAAGACGAGCTCTAACTTTAGGGACCATTGTTTTTTCGTCATTTCCGGACGATTTCCAAATCTTTGGATTTAATTCATCCTTTAAATGAAAACTGTTTAAAATGTTTTTTAAATTACTCATCAAAAATAAATATTTGAGTAATTCAATTTGTTACAGTTTTTTATATTTAAATGTTTTAGCAATCTTAGTACTGAAGAATTTTCCTTGTGATTCGGACATTCTAAACTGTGTATACAATTGATGAGGAACTTCATCATATTCGTATTTCATACCGTTCTTAAACTCAATTATTAGTTTTTTACTTTCGGTGTCATATTCCGTTTTTGTTAGATTACTTGAATCTATCTCATTAATAATCTTCGTCCCGATTATCTGTTCTTTCTTTATTGCCATTTTCTAAAGGTATTTCTATATCGATTAATGTCATTTTATTTTCAAGATACTTAACAAACTCATTATGGTCAATATCTGGGAAGAAACCTTTTAATTCTTGAAATAATTTTGAGTGTAAAGAACTAAATCTTTGGTAGTTTCTCATGATATCATTTGGGTAGTAAGGTGGTTTCTCCAAGTCTTTTTGAGTCCACCCTTCCCTTTGAAAGGCTCTCCGTAAATTACGGTAAGTTTCCAATAGGTCCTCATCAGCCCTTAAAGTTGTGATGTACTTTGTATAATGTTTCATCATATCCATACTTATAAATATAAGGTTGTTTGAGTTGAAATTACCAAATTAAAGATTATATTTAAAAAAAACACTTACATGATAGAATCAAAAGATAGTAGCGGACCTAATAAAGATAAAGGAAGTAGTGGTGATTCTGCCACACCTGTTTTAGACAATTTTAGTAGAGACCTAATTAAATTAGCCGAAGAAGGTAAATTAGACCCTGTGATTGGACGAGAAAGAGAAATAACAAGAATTGCTCAAATCCTTTCAAGACGGAAAAAAAACAACCCAATCATTATTGGTGAACCAGGTTGTGGTAAAACCGCAATTGTTGAAGGTTTGGCAATTAAAATTTTTAACGGAGATTGTCCAAGAAATCTAATGGACAAACGAATATTATCTTTAGATATGACTTCAATAGTTGCTGGCACAAAATATCGTGGTCAATTTGAGGAACGCATGAAAGTAATTATTGAAGAATTACAAAACGCCCCAAGTATCATTATTTTTATTGATGAAATACATACCATTGTTGGAGCAGGTAATTCGTCAGGTTCAATGGACGCATCTAACATCTTTAAACCCGCTCTTGCAAGAGGAGAAATCCAATGTATTGGTGCAACAACCTTAGACGAGTATCGTAAGAATTTTGAGAAGGACGGAGCATTAGAAAGACGATTCCAAAAGGTAATTGTTGATTCCGCAACAAAAGAGGAAACAATTCAAATCCTACAACACAGTAAAGAGAGATACGAAAATTACCATAAAGTAAAATACTCTGACGAAATTTTATCACTATGTGTTGATTTGGCTGAACGATATATCACAGATAGAGAATTCCCTGATAAAGCGTTTGACATTATTGATGAAGTTGGGGCAAGAAGTCAGGTTGAGGTAAAGATGCCCGAAATAATTGAGAAGTTAAAAGAACAAGCTCATGACATTAAACAAGAAAAACTTGATGTTGTTAAAAAACAAAACTATGAAGAGGCTGCAAGTCTAAGAGATAAGGAACGAAGAATTTTAGATAAATTAGATTTGGAAAAGAAAAAATTCGAGTCTGAGTTACAAACTCAAAAGAAAGAAGTGACTGTTGAGTTGGTGTACGAAGTCGTTTCAAATATGACTAAGATTCCACTGTCTAAATTAAATGCTAATGAGACACAATTATTGGCCAAGTTAGACGAAAGGTTGGGTAGTAAAGTTATTGGTCAATCTGAAGCAGTATCAAGAATTGCAAAGTCTATTCGAAGAAATAGATTGGGTATTAAAGACCCTAACAAACCAATTGGTTCATTCATTTTCTTGGGGTCAACAGGTGTCGGTAAAACACATTTGGCGAAACAATTGGCTAAAGAAATGTTTGGTAGCGAAGAAAATTTGATTAGAATGGATATGTCAGAATTCCAAGAAAAGCATACCATATCTCGTTTAATCGGAGCACCTCCAGGATATGTTGGTTATGATGAAGGCGGACAATTAACTGAACAGGTTAAAAATAAACCTTATTCTGTAATCTTATTTGATGAGATTGAGAAGGCAAATAAAGACATTTTCTCAACGTTGTTACAAGTGTTGGATGATGGTCATATTACTGACGGATTAGGTAGAAAAATTAATTTCAAAAATTGTGTAATCATTATGACTTCAAATATTGGGGTTAAAAAACTACAGGATTTTGGGACAGGTGTCGGATTTAAATCGTCAACAAATACTTATGTTGAGGAAGAATATAAACGAGACATGTTGAAAAAGGAACTTAAAAAATTCTTCGCACCTGAATTCTTAAACAGAATTGATGAGGTCGTTATCTTCAACACACTAAAACGAGATGAGGTTAAACAAATCGTTAAATTAGAAATGGACAAACTTTGTGAAAGATTAGTTAAGTTAAAATATAACATAACTTACGATGAATCCGTATTGGACTTAATTTCAGAAGTTGGTTTTGATGAGACCTATGGTGCAAGACCACTGAAGAGAGCAATCCAAGATAAAGTTGAGGATTTTATTTCTGAAGAAGTTTTAAAAGGAACCGTTCTTGAGGATATTAGTTATGTTCTATATGTTGACAACACTGAGGTTAAACTAAAAACAGTTAAAAAGACTAAAAAGAAAAAAGGGGAAAATTAATTCCCCTTTTTTTTAATCAAATAGTGTGTAACTATTTTTTGGTTTAGGTGTAAAGGAATGTTTTACATATCCTAATTTCTCAATCATTTTTTTACCTATTTCGATTCCACTGTAAACATCTTCGATTACAACATATTCGTTTGGTGTGTGGTAGTTATAGTACCCGATAGCAAAATTAATACATGAAAAATCAAAAAGTTGTTTTAACGCATATACGTCAGTATAAGGGTGAGATTGGTATTTTTGTCTTTTCTCAAATCCCTCGGTCAATACCTCATCACAAGATGTGAAAAATTCTGTACCTCTGTCAAATAATTGAACCCCCATACAAAATTCGGAGACCATCCAATTGCCAGGAGCATCAAATTGAATTGCGTACCCAACATTTGTGAAAAATGTTTTATCGGCCTTTCTTGACCCATGACACCCTGTTTCTTCAGATACGAAGAACGCCGCCTTTAAGTTAGGAAGTTCTTTCAATAACTCTAAACAAGCGTAGATACCGCATTTATCATCACCACCAATTCCTGTTGGGTTACCCTTATCATTATAGGCCTTTAAGGACGGTTTCAATTCATTCTGAGCGTTTGGTAATAATCCCTCACGAATATTGATTGTGTCAATATTATGTACGGTATCGGTGTGAGCGACAACACATGGAAAATATTCGATATTTTCATCGGTTTGTTTTGTTGCGTAAATGTTAAACATTCCATCGACAAAAAACGGGATATTGTTTTCAGATAACCAATTGGTGATAAACTCAACCATTTGTTCTTCTTGGTACGTTTTGGATGGAACGGACAAAACACTCTTTAAAAGTTCGTAGTCTCTTTGCATAACACAAAGTTAAGCTTTTTTTCGGAAGTTCAAGATTTTATTTTCAAATAATTCAGGATTATGTAGAAAATTTTGGAATTCTTCAAGAGTATAACTCCTTACTTCGGATTGACTTCCTTGTTTCATCCCTGATTTATAGTAAGTTAAATATATTTTATTAGTTGTAGGGTCTAATTTTGTAACTCGAAATCCTTCGGTGTTAGTTCCTCTTTTTAAATCATAATATCTATTTAAATCATATTGTGATAAAACCTCATCAACCATCTCTCTAAATTTAATTAGATTTGGGTACTTGTTACTATCCTCAATTTCTGTTAATATTTTTTCTAACTCATACTTTGCGTTTCTATTGACGGAATCGATATCAAAATCACCACTACCATAATCGTACATATATTCCTCATATGGACCTACCGATAGAGTATGACCAATCTTTGATAACATCCCTTTTAAGTCCACATGTCTTTCTTTCGAAATATTGTACATACCCAACAAGACATTAACGGTTGTTACATATGTGTAGAAACATCCTGACTTGGCAAATAACCCGTAATTTTGGAATGGTTCACATAATTCATCTCGTATTTCCTCCTCAGCAGATTTTTGCATTGCCGAATCCTTTTCACGAGAATAATCATCAATAATATTCTCAGTTTGTCTACGAAAAGCGTCTCTCAATAATACCGATGCCTTCTTATATTGGTCATCATCATTAAGTTCGGCAAGATTGGGGCTAATATAAATTAAGATTTGTTTAATTATTGCAATGTTTTCCTCATTAAGGTCCCTCATTAAATAACCCTCATCCCAATCTTGGTATCCCGAATCACTATGGTAAAAACCAATAGAGTCGTAATGATATGAACTAAATAAAGCCTTTAGAAACCATAAATCTCCTTCCCCTAAATCAAATAATTTAAAATAATCCTCATTGTCATCAAATTTAAGTGTGACCATACTTTTACCAGGATTGTTTTTGTTAAATTTGAATCCCCCAATTAAATCATCGATATGGGAGAATTTATACTCATCAATGTCTTCCCCACCACTAATTCTTTTTAATATGTTATAGGTACTACTAACACCAATCAATTCGTAAATTTTGTCAGTAATCTCAGGAAATCTCTCAAGGATATCTGTAATTGTTAAATCATCGTTTTCATAATTATAATATTCTATTAGTCCTCGATGTGGTTTGTGAATCAAATATGATAATGTTGGGGTAAGATAATCACCTTCTTTATCGACAATAATATAATTGTCTGCATCACTATATCTATTATAATATTTAGAAAAAAATGGAGGACCAAAGTATTTTGCGGACTCCAAAGTGTTACATTTTAATAACATAACCTTATCATCTTCATAGAAGATTTGACTACCGTCATAAGCTTCGTTTTTGTTTTCCTCTGTCTCTGCCATATTTATATCAAATAAATACTTTAAAAAATTGTTATTGTCAGATTTATTCGTATATTTGTAAAACAATAGTTCTTTAACATTATGGGGATAACATGGAATTGACTGACATAGTTGGTTATTCGGGGCATGTCAAGGCTGAGCTAACCTTGTAAAACTGGTTCAAATCGATACACGGCAACGTTATCAACAAACTTTCTGCAGTAGGATTAATCCGTACTGAGGAAAGTGTTTCAGTAGCCTAAGGCGAAAAAAACAACGGGTGGATAGACTTATACCTAGGAACAGAACGGTCTTCATGGTGTGACATCTACCATAAAAGGTGTAAACTCTAACCAATCAGAGGATAATCAGATGGTAGAGGGTAAGTTCTCAGTAAACCGAACTGTATAATAAGGGAACTGTGGGATTTCGGATTGTTAGATTAAACAATGTCCTAAGCATGTAGTCCTTAGTAGTCAAGATGGGCAACACGAGGGTTCGATTCCCTCTATCTCCACCGTAGACTTTTTGTGTTTTTCTTTATATTTATTTATAAAGAAAAACACAAATGAGTCATTTACAAAAAAAATATCATTTTATTTATAAAACAACCGACACTAGAAACGGAAATTTCTATATCGGTATGCACTCAACCAAAAATTTAAATGATGGTTATATTGGTAGTGGAACAAGATTAAAACATTTAATCTATAAGCACGGAAAAGAAATTTTTAATATGGAAATATTAGAATTTTTACCCAACAGAGAATCATTAAAAAAACGTGAGGTTGAAATCGTTAATTCAGATTTATTATTAGAAGAAAAATGTATGAATCTTAAACCAGGTGGTTATGGAGGATTTAATAACAAAATTCATATGATGAAAGTTAGTAAATCCGGTAATAAAATGTTTTTAAAAAAAATGCAAGATGAGGAGTATCGGAAAGAGTTTTCAAAAAAATTAAGTAATGCTTATAAAAAACAAGTTCTTGAAGGTAAACGAGAAAAAAAATATTTTTACTATTGGAATGGGAAAACTCACACAGATGAATCTAAACAAAAAATGAGTGAAGTGAAGAAAGGGACTGGTATTGGTATTAAAAATTCACAATACGGGACTTGTTGGATAACTAAAAATAACGAAAATAAAAAAATTAAAAAGACTGAGATTAACCCATATTTAAACGATGGGTGGGTTAGAGGTAGAAATGTTGGTATAATCAAATAAATAAAAAACCCCATCCTAATAAGGTGGGGTTTTTTTGTTAGGATTTAAATCCCTCAATGATTTGTAATAGTTTGTCAGCTCGTTTGTCAGTATGACTTTTAGATTCTTGATGAAGTTCATTGATACGTCTATAGATGTGGTCAACAGTAACGTCTAACTCACGTTTATTTTCGTCTAAAATTCTTTGGTCGTAATCAACATCTCTTTCATAAGATATTTTGAAATCTTCCAAATCTTTTTTTGTTCTAACAACCTTAACTAACCCCCAAACAAGAGCAACAATAAAAATTATTGCAATAATCGAAAGGACACCTAAAGTAAAATAAAATGTTTCCATTATTT